TCTATTCAATACGACGAAGACAATGTTGAGGATGTTGATACAGGCTCAGAAGACCACATGTATGATGCTTGGCGTTATCGTTGCTTGAAAGGCGCTAATCGAAGTGCATTGCCGGGAAGTGTTAAGATTAGGATGCCTACATGAGTTGGTTAGAATTGGGCATTTTCGCGTTGCTTGTGTGGGCGCGCTTTTTTGCATGTAAGGACGCTGCCCCATGAGTGCTGATTTCATCCATCCTGAATTGGTCGAAGTACAAGACCAATACCAGCTAATCAGTGATTGCATCAAAGGCGCTAAAGCGGTTAAGTCTCGCGGTGTTGTTTATTTGCCCGATCCTGATAGCGATGCACGGCCTATTGGCGATAATACCCGTTATCACGGCTATCGCGCCAGAGCCAATTTTTACAACGTTGCGCAGCGAACGCTAGAGGGATTGATTGGGCAAATTTTCCTTCGCAATCCGAATATTGACGTTCCAAACCGTTTGAACATCGTCAAGGCCGATGTTGATGGAGCCGGTGTTACGGCTGTGCAGCAAGCTAAGCTAGCTTGCGAATATACTTTGAGCCATTCTAGGGCGGGTTTGTACGTTGACTACCCTAAGACAGAGGGTGCAACTACTGTAGCTGACTTGGAAAAGGGCAATATTCGCCCTACCATTGCGCTGTATCATCCCGAGCGTATCCGCAATTGGGATTACATTAAGGTGGGCGCTAAGTCCAAGCTCTGCTTAGTGGTTTTGGATGAAGATTACCGCAAGGAAGCGGCTGACCGTTTCACGCGAGAAATTGCCACGCAACAGCGCTGCTTGATCCTAGATGACGGTGCCTACAGGGTGGAGATTTGGCGCGATGGTGTGTTGTTTGATACGATTACGCCAACCGGACCCGACCGTAAGCCGTTGGACGAAATCCCGTTTACGTTTATAGGTGTCAAGGCGAACGACGGCAAGGTTGAACCGCCTGCGATGTATGCGCTTTGCGATCTGAACATTTCCCATTACCGCAACAGTGCTGACCATGAAGAGATGCTTTTCATTTGTGGGCAGGCTACGCCGGTTGCTAAGGGGCTTACGGCTGAATGGGCGGAACAGTTTGGCGAGATTAAGCTAGGCTCGCGTACCGGCGTGCTGTTGCCTGTAGGGGGCGAGTTTGAACTAGTCCAAGCGGAGGAACGCGACGCTATCTCAGCGGAGATGGAGCGCAAGGAAAAGCGCATGGTTGCTTTGGGTGCTAAGCTTGTCGAAGAGAAGCAAGTTCAGCGGACGGCCACCGAAGCAAGTCAGGACGAAGCGGCTGAAACTTCGGTTTTGTCAAGTGTAGCTAAAAACGTCGGTGCTGCCTACAAGTTTGCTTTTGAGTGGTGCGCTTACTTGGTAGGTTTGGGCGACCGCACTAGCGTTGAGGGTGACAGCAAGATTACGTTTGATTTGAATAGCGAATTCGATCTAGTTCAGCTTTCGCCAGAAGAACGCAAGCAGTTGTTTGCAGAGTGGCAGGGCGGCGCTATTACCGATCAAGAGTATCGCGATAGCATGACGCGCGCTGGCATTGCTACGGAGGACTTTGATTTGTGGGAAGCTGATCGCGATGCTAGGGCAGAGCGTGAGGTTGCTAACGCGGCGGCGATGCTTTCGACCGAGGTTGCTATAACGGAAGGTGGGGCAAGTGGCAGCGGCAATTGAATGCGAAGTAATGCTTGCCGATGACGAAGGATGGTCCGAATGGATACATCCTGTTGGCAACGAGCAATACGGCTATTTAATGCAATGTTGTGATTGCAACCTTATCCACGAAATGGAATTTGCAATAGTACCTGCCAATAAAACTAGCACACCTTTTAATGAAGGCGAAACTAAGCGCGGCCTTATTGTATTTCGCGCAAGGCGCTTCGATGCCAACCCTAACGGATAAAATAATCCGCCATCAAGTCTATTTGGAGGGTTTGAAATACGGCGCTTTAAGCAGTGCCAACCCCATTCTTGTAGGCATGGAAAGGGATATCCGTGCCTCACTTGTAGGCATATCGAGCGAAGGTTTGGGCGTGCTGTCTAAGGCGGCATTGCTCAAGCTTATGCGTTCATTGCGGCTGTCAATTCTTAGGCGATATAATGCCTACAGTGTTTCGCTATTGAAGTTTCTGGAAGACTTCCTTTTGATCGATATCGGCCAGATGCGCGCGATCTTCGATCAAGAACCAACGCCGGAGCCGGAGGAAGACGATAGCCGTCTAGCCGCCCTCTGGTGGCCCCGTATCCGTTCTGGCGTCCTACCGGCTAACGGCATCGTATTGGACGCATTCGTAAAATCCCTAGGTCCAGCCGCTGCCATAGCTGCTGTACAAACCCTACAGAGAGCAGCGGCGAACCGGGACACCCTAGACACCACGAATGAAGCCGTAGCAGGCTTGCGCAAGCGCCTAGAGGGCCAAACCCGCGCTGTACTCGCAACCGCTTTGCAATCGGTCTCGGCACAGAGCCAAGCCGCATTTGCGAAGATTGTAGGTATAGAAGAATATGAATGGGTTTCGATCCTCGATAGCCGAACTAGCGAGATTTGCACAATTAGGAGCGGACAACGATATTTTTATGGTAGCGGTCCTTTGCCTCCTGCACATCCTAATTGCCGCTCTAGCATTGTGCCTGTAGTTGATGGCGTAGCTATTCCAAACCCCTCGTTTAAGAATTGGTCAGAGGGCTTGCCATCGAAAGTGCAAAAGGATATGTTTAGCGGGCCAATTGGGGAGAAGTTCGAAGGAACGCGGGCAATATCGCTTACAACCTATAAAGGCAAGACTGAACTAATTCTTATGGACTAACAGTGTTAGTCTAATTTCAATGGAAGGTTTCCAACGTGTCACTTAAACTTAATCTCAATGCCGAAGACCACGCTAAGCTAGATGATGCAATCAAGGGTCTTTATCAGGCGGACGGCGACAACTTCAAGCTAATTGTCGATGGACTGGAAGACACCGGCGCACTTAAGCGGGCTAAGGACCGTGAGGCTGACGAACGGCGCAAGGCAACCGAGCGAGCCGAAGCACTTCAAAGCGAACTTGACGAGTTGCGCGCTAAGGAAGCTGACGAAGATAAGAACAAGCATCGCAAGAATAAAGATTTGGAAGCGCTTGAGCGTTCATGGAAAGAGGAAGCCGACAAGCGGGTTAAGACCGAAAGCGATAGGCGTGAACTTCGTGAAAAGCAGTTGCAGGAACTTCTAGTTGACAGCAAGGCCGATGCCCTTGCGCATGAACTGTTTACGGTCCCTGAGATTGGCAAGGACTATATCCGCAAGTTCCTGCGGGCTGAGTTGGACGGTGACGTTCCTACAACCCGCATCCTTGATAGCGCAGGCCAACCTACTGCTAAAACCCTTGACGATTTCAAAAAGGAAATGCTTGACAACGCAGCCTTGAAGGGTATTTTGGTTGCGTCAAATGCCTCCGGTGGCGGTGCCGGAAACGGAGGCGGAAGTGGTGCCGGTGGCTCTACGAAGAAATTGGCTGATATGAGCGATGCAGAACGCATCGAACTTTATAAGACTAATCCAACGGTCTTTAATCAGCTTGTAGAGCAACAAAGGACACAATAATGGCAACTACTCGGCTTTCGGACGCTTATGTTTACCCGGTTTATCAGTCGTATTCCGCGCTTAACGGCGTAGAAACGAGCAACTTCTATCGTGCTGGTATTATTCGTCGCACTGCTCAGCTTGACGCAATTGCGCGTCAGGCTGGCAAGGTTACGGAAATGCCGTTCTGGCTTGATCTGGACGCTACCGGTGAGCCTGATTACACGAATGATGATCCGGCAGACTTCGCCGTTCCCGGCAAGATTTCTTCGGCTAACATGGTCGCGCGCAAGGCGTTCGTCCATAAGGCTTGGTCCACCATGGACCTTACCGAAGAACTTACCCGCGCTAATCCGATGCAGCATATCCGTAATCGCTTCGGTGTTTGGTGGGAGCGTCAGGCAAGCAAGCGTCTGATTGCAATCGTTCAGGGTGTCATTGCTGATAACATTGCTAATGATAGTTCGGACATGGGCCTTGACATTTCGGGCCTTGCTGGCGACGCAGCTATCTTTAACAGCGATGCTTTCACGGATGCTTCGTTCACCATGGGCGACCTTACGGCCGGAATGGGCGCAATTGCGGTTCATCCTAAGATCATGGCGCGTATGTCGAAGAATGACGACATTGTCATGATCCCCGAT